ATTCCAAAGGTACTATATTTGTAAATGTAACTGTTTCACTTGTTGTGCTTGTTGCTGTAACTGAATAAATGTTGAAGCCACCAGACGTAGACGAAGTGACTGTTACCCCGGATGAAAATACAGCATAGACAGTCGATGGCACTTTGATAAATACAATTCCCGAACCACCGTTTGCGCCCGGTCTGTTTGTTCCGTAGACGCTGGTGTTACCACCGCCGCCGCCGCCTGTGTTGGCAGTTCCCGCAGTTGGCAAGCCGCCATCGCCACCTGCTCCACCGCCACCCGTCCCGCCAGGATTGTTGTGATTGTTGTAAACGCCATCCGCGCCGCCGCCACCACCACCTGCATAAGTAACTGATGAACCGCTGATTGTGGATGCAAGACCATTGCCGCCTGCACCGGGATCGCTTCCTGTTCCATTGCCGCCCGCTGCGCTTGCACCGCCACCACCGCCACCGCCAAAAGCGTCTGCCGTGCCGCCGTTGCTACCTTGACCGGATGCGCCAGTTCCAACCGATGTGTTTCCTTGACTGCAACCACCGCCGGAACCACCGTTTTTGCCATTCCTGCCGCCGGAAGTCGCGCTACTTCCTCCAGCGCCCCCACCAGTTGATGTTATGGTGCTAAAAACAGAATCCGAACCATTGGTAGTCGTGACTGGGGCAGTCGTTCCACCTGTGCCGCCAGCGCCAACGGTTATCGTGTATGCAACCCCATAAGAAACAGTTTGTTGAGATTCTGCCGAACTGTTTCCACCCGAAGTGCCTGCGGATGTACGAAAGCCTCCTGCGCCGCCGCCGCCGCCACCATCAGCACCGCCGCCGCCACCACCGGCTACGACAAGAAAATCGGCAACAAATCCCGCAGCACCACCGGCTAGGAAAAAGTTTTTAGCTGCAAACATTATGGGGTGTATCCCTGTGCGATGCTGCCGTACCAGTTCGTTCCGTCAGCGATGAAGGTCAGAATGTCCATTTTTCCGGCTGTTGCGGTAATCGTCGGAGCACCCGCAGTACCCCACTTAACGCCGGTAAACGTCGCAGTACCGTTACCCGTTGAAGCTGCTTGCTTGAGCAACAATACAAACGACTTGCCAGCGGTTGCTGTGGGCATCGTGAACGTGCAAGCAGTCGAAGCGGTAAGCGTCGCGGTTTGAACCGTGCCATTTGTCAGCGCGATAGTGTTAGACGATGTAACCGTACCAATCGTGACTACGCTTTCAACATAGTTAGTAACGGTCGGATTGTTAACGGTTGGGCTGGTATCCAACACCATCTTGCCTGTGCCCGTAACTGCATTCGTCAGCGTCACACCGCCATAGGTCAGCGTTCCCGATACCAGCAAATTCGTAAAGCTATTACCGTTCAACAGTTGGAATCGAGTGCCATCGTATTCAATCAGCACCACTTGACCAGCCACCATGTCGCCAGCCACTAGCGCAGTCGATCCGGTGCGAGTGATGGATTTAGCGCCGTTGCCGTCAATGTTGATCGTCACCGCGCCGGTGTTAGTGTTGGCAACCACAAATGAAAATTGATTGCCCGCAGCATAGGCCGTTAGCGCAGGGGTCAATGATCCGGTAAGCGTGTCAGTCCCCGTCACCGTGATGAGCTTGTCCGTCCCGCCTTGAATCTGCGAGTACCGAGCGGCATCCGTTCCAACCGTTGCAGCCCCAAGACCTGTGATCTTGAATCCCGACATGGGGATGTTATTGGTAACAGTCGTTTGCCCGTCCTTAGTGATTGCGGTACTAAGTCCGTTCGCAAGGTCAGCCGTCAGCGAGTTAAACGCCGTTGAGCTAATAACTGTTCCTGCAACGACAGGTTGCCCTGCCGTGTTGATCTGAAAAGTACCGCTGCCGTTGTAGCTCAAAGTATTCTCCTTTAATCCGCTGCTGAACCTGCAACCACACCAGCACGTTTAGCTGCCTGTAATTGCGCCTGTGAACGTCGCGCCTTCTCTAATACCGCTGCCATTGCTTGCGGGTCTTGCAGCAATCTCGCAAGGATTTCTTGCCCTTTTTGACCGGACTGCATCAATGCTTTGCCAACGACGCTGCTCGTTAATTGACCGACTGCCGCGCCAGGCACGCCGCCAATCATCGCACCCATGCCAGTTGCTGCTTGATTGGCTAGAGCGCGAGACAAATCACCCGCGCGAGTTGATGCCGCCATTTCTGTTGCCGTTCCTGGCCCACCAGTTGCCCGCATATTCATGGCTTGCGAAGTTCTAAACAAATCTTGCTTAAGAGCCTCAACAAGTTGCCGATCCGGTTGCGTCAGTTGGTCAATTGTTTTACTGCCAAGCTGTTTTTGCGATGCAGTCTCAACAGCGCGACCAAACGGCAATTCACCGCCATAGCCTTTCAACGATGCAGGAACATTGCCTTCTGCCATGCCGCGAGAAATCTTGTCAATAACATCTTGCAATGCTTTACGGCTGTTAATGTCTTTGCTTTCAGCACCGTACTTTGCAAGGTATTGCGACCACGCACCATCCGATAAAGCATCAAGGTTTTCATCAATGCCTTTGACTACGCCCATCGTTTCGCGCCGTGATGCCGCTGCCGCTGCACCGATTTCCTCATTTACGCCAGTTTTTAACTGTCCCGTCAATACTTTGCGAACCGTGTAAAGCTGTTGCGGCGTAATGCCTTCGGGGTTTGCAATTTCACCTTGCACATATTTCACAAGTTTTTGCACCGCAGGATTTCCGCGCTGCTCGCCTTTTGATAATGCAGCAAGTTCTTGATTGATTGCATCAAGATTTGGCGCAAGTCCAAGCGATCCACCTTCTCGGGCTGTACGTTCTGCCTGTCCAAATGCTTGTTCTCTTGCGCTGCCAGTAACCGCTTCTCTCCTTGCGCGTAATGCCTCCATTTCTTGCGGCGTTCCTGCACGCTCTAACAATGCAGCGTATCGCGCCCGCGCATTTTCAATGTCTAGCGGCCTCCACATTTCCGGCGATTGGACACGGCTTCCCGATTCAAGCGTTTGCATCAGCGGGTTTTGTGTAACGACTGCGGAAGTACCACGCACGCCGGGAACAGGTGAATAGCCGCCGCGAAGTTGCCGGATTAACTCAGCGGTATCTCCCGCATCGCGTGCAATTTGCTCGCCAACAACTTCCCTTGCACCCACACCGCCCATGCCTCGCGGTAGCGCCCTTTGCGCGACTCCAACGACTGCGGGCAATGCACCGCCCATCCCGCCAGCGATAGCCGCTCCTGTGCGATCCTCGGGGGTTAGAGCGGCACTTGTAGCGGCGCTCGTTCCCGCCATTTCTGCGGTTTGTCCAATTCGCCCGCCAAGGCTAGGAATCATGCGCGATACGCCGGGGATCATAGAAACCGACCGCATCGGCAATGCAAATCCCATCCCCGCCTCGCCACCCATGCTGCCAAGTTGCGTGCCTGGTGTGGCTTGACGCACCATGCTCAATTCCTCAATGTCTTGCCGAGGAATGTCAGTAAACAAACCTTTAATGCCCTGCGCCGCTCTTGGTAATACAGTTCCCGCGCCAATCGCCACTTGCTTTGCAAACGGTTCTGTTCTGATTTCTTGTGAAACACGCTCAGCCATTGTCGGTTCTCTCGGCGTTACTCCCGCCTGAGAAAACATGATTTTCATGGTATCCGTTAGTTCGCGGATAACATCCAAGTTAGGATTTGGCTTGCCTGACTCTAAAGCGATTGCTGCCTCAAAATCTCTTAGCGATGGGGATTTGATCGGTTCAGCCATGTTATCTCCTCATCACAGCGTTTAAAGCATCCTGTGCGCCTTGCGACAAGCCACCAGCGCGACGTTGAGCCTCTTGCATACCTCGACGCATAGAGTTTTGGAATTCTCTTGCTGCCTTGGTAAATTCTTCGCGCGATTGAGCAACATTCATGCGGGTAATTGCTGAAGCAGCTTTTTGACCTTCAATCTCAGAAATTGCACCGCTGCCGCGCATTTTTTGCACCGCTTCAAGGAATGCTTGACCTTTTACTTGGTCATACATCGACATGAAATCTGCGCCTTTTGATCCAGGCACGACCGCGCCCAATCGACCGATTGCGCTGCCAACAACACTCATTCCGGGATGCGGCTCGGTAATGACGTTATCTTTTTTATCAACTGTTCCGACCATGCGGTCAATCAAGTTCAGCATATCTTGACCTTGCGCCATTTGCATCGGCAAAGCCTCTTTTGCTTCTAGCTGTTTCTTGACTTCACCTGTCACCAATTCTTTCTGAATGTCGCGTTGCGTTCTTAGTGGCAATCCTGTACGAGACAGATCAACCGGCAAGCCCATGCCTTGTTGACTAGTTGGGGCTGCTGGCATTGCACCTCGCGTTGCACTTGGTGCTGCACCTGGCGCATTCATCACCGTGGGCGCATTGACTTGCGGCGCACCAAACAAGTTAAACGATTGCGGCATTGATGGAATTGGCGCACTCATGCCCGTTTCAGCTTGCGTGCTTATTGCTTGATTGCGCAGTCGAGCCAAATCAATCAGCAAACGTTGCGATTCAACCGGCGTAACTTGCCCCGTTTCTTTGCCAATGTATCCGCTCAAAATTTGCTGCACTTGCGGGTTTTGCATCATTGCAGGCGTAAGCATTCCAAGCTGTTGCAATGTGCCCAAAAACCCACCCATAGGCTGCACAAAACCTTGCGGTGGCGGCGCATACGGGTTAACGGGAACTTTAACGGTTCTGCCGGTAGCAGGATCGGTTGTTTCAATAAATTCTTGTTTAACGCGGGGATCAAGAATTGATTGATCTCTGCCACCAGTAGCAATGAAAGCTCGCAAACTTTCGGGTGTGTAATCTTTTGGATCAATCTTACCGAATGCTGTTTCAGGGCCTTTGACCATTTGTGCAAGCAATGCGCCGCCCGCAGATTGCACCATCGGGTTAATTGATCCCATTGACATTTCAAGAGCGCGAGCAAGGTCAGGGCCAACAGCCGGTTGAGGCGCTAAACCTTTTTGTGCAGGCGAAATCAATGTTGGCATTTGGTTAAGATTAACTTCCGCTTGTTGTTGCGGGTTTAAATTGCTTAACAGTTGCGGATTTTGCTCAAGATCAAAAGCAGTTGGTTTGTAATCATATTCTTTTACGCCCTCAGTACCTTCGACAGCGGGAGTGCCACGCAAAGCCCGCATAAATTGCGCGCCTTCTTCTGCGGATTGCGTGCGGTACTTTTCACCCAATGCTTTCTGCTCGTTCGCTAGGTCTTTTTGCATCTTCATTGCCGCAAAACCTTGCAAAGCTTTGGCAATGCCTGTAAGCGGCGAAGTCCTAGCCTGTATGCCGTTATAGCTAAATGTTTCGCCAGGCTGATACGCTTGCTGCTGCAACAGTTCTGCCATGCGTTGACGGCGAGCAATATCAGCCATTTCAGACTGATATGGATTCGGTAAAGTGAAGCTAACTTGTTCAGCCATTATTGACTCTCCTGATACACGTTCAAATCAATCGGCGTTGACGCATTTTTCACATCTGTGCTGTTGTATGGATTGATTTTTTTCTTATACATTTTTGCAATGTCCATAGGTGAAAATCCACCAGTTGCCGGAGCTTGTGGCATTTGCACTTTTTGCTCAGGCAAAATGTAATTTTCCAATGCTTGTGCCATGCGTACACGTTTGTCATCAGGATTGAAACTGAACATATTGTTCATTTTTTATGCCCTTAAAAATACTTCATTCCAGCAACTGTTGCTCCAGCACCAAGCAAATTGTATAAACCTGCATTTTGCGCGTTTGTGTTGGCAGATTGAATGCCGTATTGCTGCATAGCTGCATTACCCGCAGCTTGTGCGCCCGCGAAAATTGGAGCGGGCGCAACAGTTGGCGCTTGATAACCTTGAAACTGCGGCATCTGAATTTGCGATCCGGACATAAGACCTGTAATCTCATTCAATGGCTGTTGACGCAAGTATGCTTGGCGTTGCAATTCTGCTTGTTGCGCTGCATTTTGCGATCCCATGATTGCTTGCTGCTCACCTAATCCTGCGGCGCGAGCTTGCGTGTCAAGACCAATGCCTTGCAATACAGCTTGACTCAGCAAGTCGTTGCGGTTCTGCGCTGCTTGCGTTTGTGCAACCCGATATGCTTCCGATCCTGGCGTGATGCCTTGATTGGCAAGCTGATTTTCCATTGCGGCTTGCTGGCGTTGCAGTTGCGGCTCTAACCGCGCCATGATCGCTTGCTGCCCCGTCATTCCTGCATTGACCGGCGCTTTTGCTAGTGCAGACGTATCAAGCCTAGTCTGTAGTGCTTCGCCTGCTGTGCCGGTCGGTGAAAACGGTGTGCTTATTACATTTTGCGCTTGAGTTGTGCCCGTTTCCCCAAGACCTGCCAACAGCTTTTGAACTCGCTGTTGTGCGGCAAGCGTTTCTTCAGCAGTCGGTGTTAGCTTTTGCGTTATCGTTGGCTGATCATTCTCAAAGGTAACTGTTTGCGATCCAAGCGGCGAAATGATATTTGGATTCGATATCCTTCCTTGCAAACGTGCGGTTTCCACGTTTGCAGCACCTTGTTCCCTTGCAGCGCCAGCATAATCCGGAGCCGGCGGGGGCGGTGGAGCACTTTTACCCATATTTCACCTCTATTTTCTTGCGGTATTTATCAGTCAAAAACCTGCAAGAGTCATGCTTCATTGTGTAGAAAACAATGTCGCCGTCAACTCTTGCATCCTTAATTTTGCCTTCCTCTGCGAATCCCATATTCGTTACTAGCTTGATGCTTGCTGCGTTGTCGCTTCCTACTGGCACGATAATCTTATCTACTTGGCACACGTTAAACGGGTAATCAAAAATTGCTGCTACATATGCGCTTGTTATCCGTCCTTCGATTGCTATATGACACCAAATACTTTTTCTGTTCCAATTCTCATAGATTACGCCTGCAACAATCTGATCGTCCTTACACAATCCAATCGCTTCACTTCTTCCTTCAAAGTAGCCGCCTTCAACACGTTTAGCTACCCAATGCCCGATAGCCGGGCCTTTCGTTATATGCCAGCCCATCCGGTTTGATACACCACGTCCGTTGATGCCCATTCAATCTGAATGCCGCTACTGGCGCTTTTCAACTGAATTGCGCCGCAGTATCCAATGCCGGTAATGCCTTGCCAGTTGTTCGTAATAGTCGAATCCGAACCCCATACACCAACATCCCACAAGGATGTGCCCCAAGTTGCATAGCTTTGAGGGCTATAAGACAGCGCAGCGGTAGTGTCTTGAATGTCAAAATCGACGTTCATGCCGACAAAAATAGCCGGTTGCCCGTTGGTAAACAGGCTCGGCCTTGCGCGAGTGAAATACTTCTTAACGCCGCGAGAACCATAGTAGTTAAACGCTTGCAATGTGTTCGCAGGGATGTTTGCCGTATTGTCTTGATAGTCTAACGTCCAAGCTTTGCCGACAAATCCATTCCCGCCGAAATAAGGGTCATCGTTAAAGATTTCCCAACAGTTTGCATTCCAGTTGGTAAAGTTGCACCATGCTTTTGTGATGTTGTTCATCACATACTGCTGCTGCTGCGAACCTTCGGACGTTGGCACATTCACGAACAGCGCATTGTTTTTTGCGTTGTAAAGAATCTGCCAACCAAAGTTGTTTTGGTAAGTCCTAGTCGCTTGTGCAAACGCGCCTTGAATCTTGTCGGATAGCGCAATCCTCGGATCAAGCCGCGAACTTTGCACAGCAGAAGCAAGGGGGTAAAGACCGTCAAGCGTGAGGATCAACAGATCGCCCGAATACTTGAACATACACCGCTTGCCAATTGGCGTGCCTAGCTTCCATACGCCAATCAGCGCCCATGTCGATGCGCTTGCAGGATCTGTGCCTCGATACGCAACGATCTCGCCTGTGCTGGTCACAAACACTAAATTGTCATCAGCACCATAGCCAGCATCAATTGTCCACGTTCCAACGGAAACAAGGTAGCCACCGAACCGACAGATAGAACTCAGGTCTAACTGTTCAGCAGCACCGCCGATGGAGGAAGTCGGGAGATACCATGCCTTGAGGGTGTTTTTCTCAATGAACCAAACGCGGTTTTTGAACAGCGTCACATCGTCAAGCGAAGTCGTTGTAACGCCCGTTATCGCGGGGGTCGATGCGCCTGTAATCGAAGTCCACGTTGTGCCGTTGTAAAGCAGGGGAGCGTCTAAACCGTTGGCGCAATACATATACGCACCGCCAGGCGTGGAAACGTTGACGTATTCCCACCGGCTGTTAGTCAGTCCTGAGACAACAGCAGCGCCAACAGCACCGCCTGCGGTTACGTCGTAAATTTTGCCACCAGCAACTGCAAAAAGCCGCTCAGTCGCACCGCCAGAATAATTGAACAGGCTTTCGACTTGTCCTGTAATGCCTGTCGAAAATTGCTGATAGCCGCCCCGCAGGTTGACGCTTGATACCGTCGGGAACATATTGGTTAGCTGGACAGCATCCGTCGGCTCCATGTTTGCCAAGGAATCGCGGGCATTCCAGCCACCAATAGGCGCAGGCAAGGAAGCGACTTGCGCCGCTGTGCCTTGGATCATCATCCGACGGCGTGCGCTCGTTGCCATCAGTTCGTTCCGTAACCGCTATCAGGAATGTTGTCGTAACCAATAAGAACTGTGCCCGGACGCGGAGCGAGGGACAGGTTAGCGGAGGACATATCCAGCGCTTTCGCTGCTTCCAACTCGGTCAGATAGTTCCGCATCATTGCTGTGGTATCAAAGCCTTTAGCCTCAAAATACTTTAGCTTTGTAGCGTTGACCATCAGCCGGTCGGGATAGATACAGGTATCGGTGTCGGCAGTAAAGGAATTCTTAACAGTCCCATCCGCAGCTTGCGCCCATCCTTTGCTGCGGTACTCGAAGCCAAGATATTCAGCCGTCGACATACCAGGCCAAATCTGAAAGTACGCACCAAGTAAGCGCCAACGGATACGCGGGCCAGTTGAGATATAGCCCGACAGCAACCATTCCCATTGCTGTGCATCTTCAGGCCCGAGCATTTCCCAATGCTTCGACTTATCCCACATCGTGCGCGGGACAAGGCTTTCGTAATCGCTTGGTAGCGAATACTTGATTTTCTGAAAGTAAGCAGTAGCACCTGCGGCGCTTGCAGCAAAGTCCTGATTGACCGTGACTTGCGTACCTGAGTCAACCGAAACGATGTAGGTATTCTGATTGATGCCTGTGCCTTGAACCTGATACGTCGTATCAAGTCCCGCAGTCGATGCCATTGTGATCGTGCGGGCTGCGGTTGTCCAAGTGCCTGTGGTCGTGATGTATTCGGTATAAAACGCGTGCGGTTTCGTCAATTCCCGCCAAGCGTGACGGCGCAAAAACTCGTATCCGTTCGCGTTCATTAACGCGAGAATTTGAATTACGTCCTGATTCGTGTTGCCTGCTACGCTTGTCGGGGTTGCAACGCCAAGCTCGTTAGTTACTTGCTGCACTAACTCCAGCATCGTTGTCGTTGACATTCTCTTTCCTCGGTCGGCCAGGTTTGCGCTGCTCCAATAGCATCGCCATCTGCGCCTCAAGTTCTCTCAGTTTTGCGCGGGTTTCTTCCAACTCACCGCTAGAAACCTTTTGATTCTTGTTCAGCAAGTAATTCCGCGCACGTTCGCGCAATCCTACGCCACCCATGCCAATCCGTTGAAGCTGATTATCGCTTGCTGTGGCGATTTGTTCAACCGTCTGAAACTTGAGAATCTGCAACTCAGCCAGTTGGTTGTCGCTCAGCTCGTCGGGACGGTCTTGAAACCAATCTTTCAGCGACACACCGATAACCGGACCATCACCGCTTTGCATCTGAAAATGCAGCCATTGACGGGGAAACCGCTCTTTATGGTCATCCCGCACCGGCTGATCAATTACCGTGGTCTTGTCTCCTGGCACTACAATTCGCACGAACGGCTTGCCCTTGTAGGGGTCTTTCTCGTAGTTGTAAAACTCAACATAAAGTTGCGAATCTGCGTTGTTGATATCTGAATCGAGTGCCATGATTTTCTCCTGTGGGGATCAAATGTTGTTGACTTGCGTCACCGTCAAAATGACGGAGGGTATTTCTGGAACTGGACTACTTGCTGCTGCTGCGGTTAATTGCACGTTTGTGTCATCCGTTGACCACATCAATTCAAAATAACCACCTGCTGAAAATTCTTCTACAAAATTCCATGCTGCAACGCATTCAGCCGATGTGCCTTGAATTGCAACAACTGTTGCAGAATTTGCAACATTTGTACCATTTTTTTTCAGCCAAATATAAATATGTCCCGTTGCTCCTGATGCTTTGTCTAATTGCGTGGAAAATTGAATATTGTAAACGCCCGTGTTTGCCAACACAATTCTTGATGTAGGCGATCCAATGGAAACACCATTTGCTGAAGCCGTATTGTTGAACGTCATCGCATACGCGGTGTTAATAGCTGCTGCCGTTTGCGTTGTGGTGTCGTAAAATGATCCATAATGCAAAATGGGAACTGATCCATTATACCCTTGCACACATTCCCAAACTGTGCGGGTAACTGCATTAAAAATTCCTGTGCAATTGATAGGAATTAAAACTGAGCTTGCACCCGCTATCGTTGTCGTTGATTCGTATGGATAAACAGCAAGAGCATTTGCCCCGCTGTTTGTAATCCATATCGTTTCACCTTCTTCGCTAGAGGGAAGTTTTACCCCTGTGCCGGATGCAACAGTCGATAAGTTGTTGTAGACCTTAACAAGCTGTAACGCATCTGTTCGCGTAGTTCCCGCAGCAGTCAAACTCGTCGAACCATCCCCGCAAATTGAAACCGTGGATAGTTGACTAACACCCGAACCAAGAACCCGCGAAGGTATGCTCATTTGAATCCTAAAACGCGCAAATCTCGCTGCGGAATATGAAAAAAAGGTTCTTCAAATCGCACATTCTGAAAACCTGCTTCGGTCAACAACGCACCGATTTCAGCTTTAGAGTAGCACCAATGATGCCGCATCGTATCAGGTTCGGGCATTCCGAACAATGCTCGCCCGATCAAGTCATCATGCCGATAGCCCGCATTCCACAAGGCAATCACATTATCAAGGCATGGCATCTCAAGCGATAACTGACCGCCTGGCTTCAGCACCCGCCGCCATTCCTGTAAGGTTTGTTTCACTTTCAAGCGTTCAATATGCTCAAACAGGTGGATCGCGGAAATCTCGTCGGCATGGTCATCCGGCAAGTCAAGTTTCGTTACATCGGACAGCAAATCCTGATCCCCGACGCAATCGACGTTGATCCAGCCAGGCCATGATCGATCCCCCGCCCCTAAATGGAGTCGAATAGCGTATCCCATGCCGCTCCAATCTGTTCAGGGGAATAGTGCATTTGGATGTATCGCTGACCTTCGCGTACCAAGTCGTTTAATTCGTGCCTGTAGGCTTGCGAAAACTGCAACCCACCCTTGACTGGCCCAAGGTAACAAAAGTGCCTAAATTCCTTGTTTATAACAATCTTACTCGCGATTACAAAGCAACCCGCCATGACTGCGTTAATGAGTCGATTGGGGCTTTTGTAGGTTTCCTCGGCATTTGGTAGCAAAACGATGTTGCTTTGGTGCAGCAGTTGCTCTTGTGCGCTGTTAGACCACGGAACGCAATCAATCAGGTCATTTTTCCCTGTGCAGTAGGTCATATCGTACTTTTTCAACATTTGTTGATACGGCAAGATTTCTTTCAGATTGCTCTGATGCCCCATCCACAAAAATTTATTGCCGTCTGCGTGCGGTTGACCTCGGTTTTCCCACGAATCGGGGATTACTTGGGCATCCCTTTCCGCATGGCGGCGAATTCGTCGCGCCATTTCCTCAGTCGGACACACCACCGCATCAGCTTCTCTAGCCATTTCTTCATAAAGTTTTCCTAACTGCGGATGCTTAAAATGGTCATCGCAAATATCGACCACCATTTTTACGCCTTGCCCCTTCATGTGATGGAACAGCATTGCATCATCGGGGTGCGGCTTTGCAAAGACGGCTATATCCGCGCCTTGAGCATTCAGCTTTGATTTGTGTTTGCAATACGCCGAGGGCAGTTGCGCCCTCAATCGGTAGGATGCCATCTCAGCACCCCCACGATGCAGCCAGGTTACGCTGCGAGCTTCCATGCGCTCCTAACCCGCAGGATTTCGGCTATCAGCCCGTCTCCCCGCGCTTCGATTGTAATGTCCGGCATCACGCTAAATACCAGTTGGAACTCGTTTGCTTGCTGCGCCATCGCCATGTTGCTTACAAACTTCTTGCGGTGCGGCGCTTCACCGACATAAATTTCAATCGTCTGACCGGCTTTCTCACCGGTAAATCGTTTCGTCCCATCCTCGCGGATGCAAGAGTCATAGCCGTACAGGATGAACTTGCGGAAGCCTAGCAAGTAACCGATGTTGATAGCCCGCAAGCCGGAAGTCGTTCCCCCGCCTACTGCAAGCCTTTTGCCTATTGCCTCGCATTCAGCGTCCTGCGACCACGAATGCCAAAGCAGCACATTCTTGTCAGCAAGCCAATCAAACATCACCGGCGGGCATCGGGATGCCACCATGTAGACCGTGTGATCATTCTTTTTCTGAATGCAGTTCGTCCTGTCTCGTGGGTCTAAATCCACCCACAAATCAGGTTCTATGCCGTTGTCGCACAAGAAATCGTGTGCGCCCTTGATAGCGCAGATCGTCCTGCCTTGTTCGCGTTGCTGACGTATCTCGTCAACGAATTCAGGCATGGAAGGGCCGCTCCCGACCAGCACAAGTGTTCCATCGTGCCGAGCGGGAGCGGGTTGTAGCTCCGGAAGTCCCCGCGCAAGCGCAGAGCGGATGTAAGCCGAATTTTCGTCGGGCGTACCAGCAGCCCGCACAGAGATTTCCAGTTTATTCATTAAGTACCTGCAACACCCGAAGCGATATGCGGGTAACCGGCAATGCAGGTAACCGCAGTCGCGTTGGAAATCGAAGTGGTAGCCACAAGGCCAAACACCGCGCCACCCGAAACAACAGCGTCATCCAGCACGCCAGCGGTTGCGGTGGTGTAGAGCGGGACGTTCGGGGCGCAGTTAGCAGCCAGGTTCACTTGCACCTTGCCGCCCATTTGCACCCAACCGTAGTAGCCCGAAGCGATGGAAGTCTGAGCGAAGCCCACGCGCTTGCAAGTGGCTGCAAGAGTCGTGGTCATCATCTGAGCCTTTTGCGTGTCATAAATTGCGACAGCAGCATAGGCAGAGATTTCAGACAGAGCTTGAACGTACACGGCTTGACCGCCGTCAGACAGGTTAACCACCGTACCAGTCGTGAATTGCGAAGTCTGATCCACGTTGGTCAGGGTAACGCCTGCGGTATTACTTACGCTGAAAGTAGGCATATTCGTTTCTCCTATTAAGCAATCAGCACGCCGCAGAACTGCGGGCCGCTGCTCGTCAAATTACCTGCCCAACCAATAAGCTTAACAATCATTCTGTTACTTTCAGCCTTTCGGCTTACTGACCCTTTCGGGCGGGGATGCCGCTTCGGACTTCCCTCCGAGCTTTCCTTTGTTATGGCTCGGTTCAGACTATCGCATCCGCTTTCGCGGCCCTCTCACTTAGTCGTTCACGCTGCTTTCGCTTGCGCCCTGTCGCCCGCTTCCGGGCTTCCAAGTCAATCAGAGAAGGTTTAGAGACGCCATTAGTGCAAAGTAGGTTTAGCGTCTTGGTTCACAGCCTGGCGCTCGCCACCAATCGGAACAAAGTTACGATCAGCGTGCGGACGGAACATCAGGTACTTAGTGTTCAAGAAAAACATGTGGTTAGCGGTAGCGGAAGAACCGATACCACCATCAAGCACCACGTCCGAAGCCATACCAGCGCCAAAGTATTTCAGCGAGGCAAAGCCAGCACCTGCCATCGACGAACCGCTATCGGTAATCCGCTGGATCGCTTGCAGCGATTGCAGGTAAAGACGATAGTAGTTGTTGTCAGCCACGATCAGATCAGGCTTGTCCGTTCCACGAATCAACTGAACAGCGACTGCATCCATGTATTGCTGGATGTTGCTGTAGGTGACCGCAGCGCCGCCATTGCTTAGACCGGAGTACGACACCGAGCGCCAAAACGACCAAGTAGCACGATCAATGCCGCCATAAGTGCCCGAACTCGGAGCATCAGGCACAGCAGCGCCCAAGCCGGTCAGGTTCTTACCAGCGTTCCCAGTACCGTCAAGATACAGGTCGCCGCTGATGCGGTTAGCCAGTTGCGCTTCAGCAACGTTCATACGACCGTCCAGCAGGTCGATGATCGCCTCTTTGCCGCTGTTCTGAATCATTTCCAATCCGCTGATCGAAACTGCCGAAGCGTACTGGGTGATTGCGAACTGCGCCGCAGAGATGGGGCTGTTTTGGGACACGTTCAACACTTCATAGCCGCTATAGCTGTTGGTGTTGTTGGTGGCGCTGTCGTTGTACATGATCTCTTGGAGGATCACGTTTCCGCCCGAAAATGTACGCACATTCCCGCGTTCTTTCAGTCGGCGCAAGAGGGCGTTGTTGTTTGTTACGTTGTCAGCAAGCTCACCGCTACGGCTTTGAATGTTAGTAGCGATAATGTCGCTGATAGAACTATTGGCGAATGCCATGGTTTTCTCCTATCAGGTTTTTAGAGTCGATCTGCCATGCTGTCGAATTGTTCGGCAAGCAGGGATCGGCGATCTTGCGCTTTGGTAGCCGTTGTCGCGCCGGGTGCGGCACTTCTGACACTAACCGCTGCCGCTCTAGCCTTCTTCGCAGCTTGATTCGCTACGACCTTTTGCTGAGTCTCAACTTGGGCTTGTCGGCTCTGTTGAACTTGCTGATAAAGGTTGTCGTCTAGGCGTAATGCTTTTTCATACGCATCCTCTAATGTCGTTGCTACACCGCTTTGCAGCAAACTAATCATTGTCGGACGCGCTTCTTCAAAATGCTCAGCCCGCATAGCGAAACTGTCAATTTCGCTTAGCAAAGACTGGTTCTGCACTTGCTCTTGTTGCTCTTTCCAGCTCAGCACCTCGCCACGAACTCGATTCAGTTCCTGCTGAAGTGCTGAGATATTGGGATCAACCATCTGTTGTGGCAGTTGGCTCATGTCACCCAAATTCACACCGTACTGCTGCGCGAGTCGCATAAAAAGTTGTTGCTTTTGCTGCGGATCGCTATACCGTAATGCGTGATCTGCTTCCATCAAGGCTTTGACAGCCTTCGGTGCATCCATCCCCAAACCACGGATTGTCTCCATGTAGGGGTTCAAGACCTCGTTAAACTGGTCTGCAATGCGGGCTTTTTCCATCAGGGGCTGAACCCCTGCTTTCATCTGTTCTTCGCGCTGCCAGGCGTATTCTTTCATCCTGTCATCAGCGGTTTGCCAAACGTCGTGATAATCCTTCTTCCACGAAGCCGGTGGGCGTTTCCAAACGGGTTCTTCTACAGGCTCTTGCGCCTGCTGCATCATTGTCTGCTCGGGCTCTTTCGCTGCAAACTTGCCTTGCTCGTCGCGGGGTACATCCTCGCGGACAGGTTCGGGGGCGCTTTCGACTTGCTCAAACTGTTCCAGCAGCTTTTCTCTGCGGGTATCTTCAACTGGTGCAATTGCGTTTAGATCGCTCATTTATCTCTCCCTGTGGGGGTTACGGGTAAATCGTGCGTCATCGCGCAGTTTGTTCAACATCTTGTTTGCATCTGCGTGAGTCATGTTTGCTAGTTGCGCCCGCAATACTTCTCTGCGGTTATCCTTGACCGGAGCAACTTTCGTTTCCATCTTTTCGTTACCGACTTCAATGCAGCCATGCGCTTGCAGGTGTTCCCTGTGGCGGCTGCGGCTGGTAATCATTGATCCGTCAATCATGGACTGATAAGGTTGAATGTCGGGCATTACATGGTGCAAGGGAGTCGGTTGGTACTCGCCAACTTCTATTGCCTCACCGTCAACGTATATCCAGCGTTTTCTCATAGAAGTAACAGAATTTCCTCGTCATCGATTTCAACGTGCCGCTGCCAGATTTGTTCAGCATTCTTAAGATCGGCAATCAACTTATCAAAATCAAGGTTGCTTGTCAAAATCTCTTGCTTGGTAATGTAATTCAGCGGCTCAACAACTTCGGGAATGTCCTCTTTGCCCTCAACAATTCTTTCATACAGGTCGAGAACTTCCTTGCGACGCTGCTCCCGTACCGCTTTTTCCCTTGCAAAGCGATCTTTCAGCTTGTCGCCGTCATGGGTATCAAGGTCAATCAGCGTGGGAACGTAATCCCACGTTGCTTCATCCCATGTGCCGGTGTCCCATCCCCCGTTCATGTAACGATTTCAACCCCGACAGCTTTACCATCAGGCCCACGGATGATCCGTTTCGGCGCAGCCATGACATTCATCAGGTTGTCGATCTTGCCCGCAGTCTGATCGTGCAGCATCGCCATGTCCTGCTGTAGCCGCTCGACGTTTTGCAGCGCCATTTGCACGCCGTTGCCTAGCTCAGCGGTCATGCGCTCAGCAGAGGCAGTTGCAGCCTCGACCAGCGGGATATCCACGCCAGGATTCGCCCCAATCCGCGCCACGGTAACTTTTGTCGCTGCATCCAGCTCCGTTTTCCAGCGGTTGTATTGCTCCTCCATTTCGACCTTTTGGCGTTCAAACTCCATTTTCTGAGCATCCATTTGCGCCCGCATCTGCTCAATTTCGACCTCGCGCTGCGTTTTGGCTTGCTCTAGCTGCAATTTAGCCTGCTCAATCTGCATTGTGGCTTGCATCTTGGCTTGCTCTAGCTGAGCGTCGGCTTGCATCTTCGCTTGCGCCATCTGTTGATCGGCTTGCATTTTGAGCATTTCGGGGTCAGGTTGCGGCTGTGCAGCAGGCTTATTGACCAGTCTGTTAATGCTTTGGTCAATCGCACCCTCAATCTGCCTTGCACCTTTAAACGCGGTAACGCCAAATTTCAACAGCTCGCCTATCATCGGGATCATTTCCGGCGCTTGTTGACCTAACGGCAAGGCTTCGCGCAAGAATGAACCAAACGCTTGCAAGAATTCGCCGCGTTCTTGTTTCATTTTTTGCTCGTCCAACTGCACCAGCGAATCCGCTGCCACATCAATGCGGAAGTTCCGCAGAGGCTTGTCTTTCAGCAGCGCAAGTGCTTGAGGAATCAATTGCTGGTCATCAGGCTGCATTTGATTGGCAGCGGCGTACATGAGAATCGTTTCGGGTGTGAATTTGGTGCAGATAACTTGCGCCTTCAGACGAAGCAAGCCCGTCGCAAACAGCGCCACATCCTCTTGCATGGCACGCAACCGAATCGAAGCGTATTGCCCCTTAATCTGTTGTGCAGTCGCTGTCTCGGACGCAAACGACGATCCCCGGATAATGTCCGACAGACCTGTGATTTCATAGATTTGATTCTTGATTTCGGTTCGCGCTTGATAGCATTGAATCAGCGTAGCGGCAATCATGTCGATAGGCAGGAAGTCAATCGCGCCCTTCAAGCCACCTTTCTCGCCAAACGCCATCCAAGTATCGACCGGCAACAGAGCGTTGTTTTCGCCCTCGGTCATCAGTCGCTGCAATGCAGGCTGTGAAGCGTCATACACACCGCGCACACGCAAAGCCTTAACCAGCCCATCGATGCGGTCGGACAGAATATCCAGTTCGTTAGCCTGATCATGATACAGCACGAAGTCAGGAAGAGGGACGAGGGAATCGCTTGTGACTGTGGCGTACAGCGGGCGCGGGCAGGGGAAGAATCCTTCCAACTCTAGCGGGTCATCGCGCTCGTCGATGATGTTGGGCATTGATTTGCTGAACCAGTAAGTATTTAATTTCCTCTTCGGTGGTCTTCGCTCCGGCGAGCATAGTGCTTCCGCTGTACAGAAGATAAATCTGTTCAGCTAAGCGACCTAGTGTTAATGCTGCCTTTGCCATGTTATGAACCAGTTGCTACCTGTGAATTCCCGAACTGAAGGGCAGGTACATTTTGAGTGTTGATAGAAAGAATCTTAATAGCCTCATTCATAATTTCATTCAACTGAGGCTCTTTCCATTCTAAAGTCACAGTTCCTGACAGGCTTGGCTTCACCGGGCGACGCAATACATCAACCACGACGGGTGAGGCGAATGAAGCAGGAAGCACTTGCATTTTAAAAGATGTAGACTTATTGTAGTCGTACACACGAGCAATCGGTCCCGTTAGTGACGGGTTATGAATCTTGCTGTCCTTGCGGTAGTGGAACTCTTCTTCGTTAACAATGTCTATTTCGACATTACTCGATGCAGCTGAAACGATTGACATCAAATCAGTGGTAAGAGTAAATGTTGCAACTCCAGTAGATGGGGTCGCAGTGATTTGAGACTTGAACGGGTAAAGAGCCTCGTCGACTGTACTTGTGATTCCGTAGGCTGCTCTTGGAACTGGACGACCAGGTTGATACTCTCTTGTATTGCCAAGATAATGTCTAAAAATAGACATCTGAGCCCTATCTAGTGCAATGTCTACCTCTGCAGAAGATACGTATCCAGCGCTGTCTTTATCTAGGACAAATAGGATGTAATCATGTATTTCTTGGATAGTCACTTCACCTGTATTTTATTAGACAAATATACGAAATTGTCAATACAGCGTGATGTATGCAACTGCACTAGCAAATGCCACAAAGAATCCAGACATGAATATATCAGCCTTATTTACCGCTTTGGCGGTTGGCTTGACAAGAAGCTTGCTATTGAGGTAAGTAATGATTGAATCTTGCTTAGCCAAGGATTGACTTGCTTGATGATACTGAAGATATTTGTACTTGTAGGCTTCATCGTATGATTTGTTTACGCCACTTAAGCCGTAGCGCTTGAGCAT